CCTTTACAGAATATCACCATCTGTTGGTGTCATTCATGCTGTTTCTCGCTCCAAGAGTCTTGATTACTCCGTCTTTCTCGAAGAGCATATACCTATGGTTCCAGAATCCTTTGAATACCATTCTGCTTGCGAGTTCCGCCATTCTGATCTTCAAATCGTTATCAGCCATCATTTTGTTCTGAGCCGTTCTCGCATCCACTGCATAGATTGCATTCTCAGACTTGTTGATGCCGTTAAGCGCTTCCTGAAGAGATTTCAGCGACTCTGCTGCCTTCTTGTATTCATCGGTTCCCAGTTCCAGTTCGGCTAGTGCCTCGTATCCTTCCGTGAGTCTCGCCTCAAGTGCTTCTTTATAAGTCATGATTTTTCTCCTTTCATAAATGAGTAATATCCTATAATAGGAATTGTCATTTATGCGATGTCCGAAGGACGATGTATTTGTTCTTGACGACCTCCTCAAATGGCCCTGTGAGTTCTATCATGTAATGCCATGCCTCGTCATCTTCTTTAACATGGAGAATACCCCAGACGTTAGAGTACCAGATGACGTTGGTGGCAATGAGACCCGCTACGAAGCCTATGACAAGATACAGTATCCAAATATAATCAGCCATTATTCGTATTCCTCCTCAAGGTAATCGGGATAGAAGTCCATCTCAATCAAATATACTTCTTGTTTAGGGTCGACCCATTCTGGTATAGGCAGGTTTGTGGCTTTGTGCGTATTATCGAAGTCGATCCAGTAAATGCCGTCGAGCTCTACGCATCCCCAGCCATACTGTCTTTGATGCATTGGAAGAGGCGGCTCAATACCGAGGAACTCGTGGAATTCAGATAAGGTTGTAAAACCTCTTAACACATAGTTACGATTCAGATTGTATTCCGCATCGAGCACCCTTCGGAATGTCGATTTGAAAAATACATCTGAGCAAGGAAGGTAGAATACGTGTTCCTCGGTATCGTCGCAGTCGAATGATAGACTGTTATTGCTAAGAAGCCCGCAAGAATATATCTCAACATCTTCGGCCTTCTGCGCCATAATGGCATTAACGATGTTCTGATGTGCTTCTTCGCCGTATATCTCCTTGACCTGCTCCTCGTAATTGCGATGGAACTGGTTAAGTGTCATATAAGCAGCCATGAGAGCACCATACTTCTTACGGTTTGAAATATCAGAGCCGAGTATGAATGCGGCTGTTACCACAAAACTTACGGTTGGCAAAATATAGCATTTCCAAGTCATCTTGGCGATTTCCTTCTTTGTAAATTCATTGCCGTACGTATCGTGTGTAACGCGTTTACCGTTAGTCGGTTCGTAATATATATTAGCCTCATATTTCTCTACAAGGACTCGCTCAGCTTTAAGCACAGACCTTGCTGTAAGCCCAGCTGTAACGCCGGTTCCTATCACACCAAGTATTGCAAATATAGTTCCTTTGTTGACTTTCATTGGTTTCCTCCTTATGCAAAAATAAAAGGACCTATCAATCATGATAGGCCCAAATATTTATCTTCTCACTATTACGTGATTCATTGGTTTCTCCTCAATTCCGAGTTTCTTGATTGTTACCGTTACTGTTCTGTCGTCAATAACATTGAGTTCCACATCAAAATCGTTACTCTTGTTGACTTTGTCTATTACCTCTTCAACAATCTTTCCGATTTTATAGGTTTTTGTCATCGTGCTAAACATAATTAGTTGTCCTCCTTTTGATTCCAGAATTGTTTTCATCCTATTATGGGAGGTGTGAATTTTGCGATTAACAAACTCGGAAGTGGCTATTGGCCTCTATGAAGTCGTGATTCATACATCTACGTAAAAAATAAGGGCCATCTGTTCTTCTTCGCAGATAGCCCTCACGATATCTTTCCACCATCTCAAGTTTGAGCATTCGGAATGAGTGGTTTGTTTCCCTTTCGTAGACGTATCCGATGTCAGCATCGTCGAGACTCCTGATTTCGAAATATCTACGCATTGGTTCTCCTTTTTCTCTTAGGTCTCTCTTTGAAGTTTACCGGTTTATGAGAGTCTTCGTTGCCTGGATTGTACAGACACTCGTTGCAAGGATCTTCGTCTTCCGGTTTCTTCTCGAACAGACACTTGCTGCAATATTGATCAAAATATACTTCTTTAGTCATCGTCATTCTCCTTCTTTGGAACGTGACCGCTATTACCCTGAGGCACGGTGGCGTCAAGGTACATAGCGTCGTAAATATCTTTGTCCGAGGCATCGTCCGGCAGCACGATTTTGCCGCGTCTGCCGATGCTAAACGTTACAAGCTCCATGGCATCCTCCTTACATAAAATATCTTGCGATAGTCATCAGAGTATTCCTGTTCGTGATCATGCTCTTCGGTGCCTTGGCGTTTATAACAATATTGGATACATCTCTGTAAACCTCTTTGAGCGGCATGCTCGTTATGTCGAGGAAGCAGGAATTTCCGAGAATATCCGTAAGTCTCAGATACTCCCCATCTGTTTTTGCTGTTCTCGTATACTTCAGTTCTCCGAAGTTCTCGAAAGCTGAAAGCAGCTGTGCCATTGTATCGATATAGTCTCTTCTTTCTTTGTACATTGCGCCTCTTGTCATCATTTTGGTTTCCTCCTTATTTCTCATAGTTCTCAACAAGTTTCTTAAGTATTCCATATATAAAACGGCTACCGGTCGAAGCTCTGTTCGGGTTGCCGGTAGCTATGTTCATTCCGTCCTTGATGGACTGCTTCAGAATATCCTTTCCGTCATTGATCCTTCTCTCCTTGGTTACGCCGGATGCGTACTTTGCAGGATCAAGTTTAGAATATGCGATGTCGAATGCCTTGGCGTATTCAGGATCAGTCTTCTTAGCCATCACCTTGTTCTTGATAGCTTTCCTCCTGTTGCCGGCTCCCTTGCCATAATACATATTCGCTTTCATGTATTCCTCGGCATCTCTTCTTGCAGTTCTTTCTGTGCTTGTCATTGGTTTTTCTCCTTTCGTATTAAGTTGTGGTAAAAAATAAAACGACGCCTACACGTCGTAAGCGTCGTCTTCATCGATTGGGAATTCGAATAGAATTCTGTAAATATCTTTGATAAACTTCGTGTTTATCTCTCCGCCAGTGAGTCCGTAGATTCCTATTACTACGGCCATCATGGCCAGAGTTTCAAATAGTATTACGATTGTATTACAAAGTATCGTTAAAATATCCATCGTTGTTTCCTCCTTTTCCTATCATAGGAGGTGTGGATTTTGCGGTCGCCGCTTTCTCTTCCATCCTGCTACATTCCCCGGCGACCACACAGCATGCATAAGCTGCTATCACAGTCATTGTGCAAAATATAAGCAGGACGATCTCAACTATCATGTGTCTAGTCATCTTGTTCCTTCTTTCCAAATTTACTGTTCAGAACGGAGGAGATATACGTCCTCCATCTCACAAAGAAAAGCGATATTGCAGGCCAGATGCCAAAGATGTGGTAAACCTGACTCAGAGTCAACCCCTTTTGGATCGTCAAGGTACATGAGAAAGTGTCTGTAAGCCGCATCGCGATATCGTTCTGGTTCGACTCCTCTCCAATTATCGGGTCCTCCGTCAGGGTACTTATTGTTTCCATATTCCCTAATGGCTGCCACGTCCCAGATGATTCGTCTAGGTACCAAAGACAGCTTTGCTTTTCCGTAGTCTTGCTTGGCATGGTAGTCCACCTCCTTTTTCTCAGTAGAATCCTCACTCATAGTAAAATTCTTTTTAATGTAATCCTGAATATATACATCAGAGAATCCGTTAAGGGAAAACTCGCCACACTCTGGACAATAATATCTGTGTTGAGGAGGATTACTTGTAAGAATCATGGATTCGTCACAAAATATAAATGCCCCGCAGATAGGGCATTTGATGTCAGTTTCTCTAACCATGTTATTTGAGGATTTAACAGTAATCATATCGCACATAAATATCACCTCCTCATGTCTTCGTCTTCCTGTTCTTGTTTCATGGCAATATACTTACTATCGGGTGGTTCGTAAAGCCATTTGTTAAACTTCCTCGTGCATCCATAACAAAGGATATAAGACCCTGTCTCTGCGTTATCGGCCCAACGTCTAATTTCAGGAGGTTCAACTGTAACTTTAAACATGTCTGATGTGAATTCATCATTAAAGAGCGGTAATTCTTTTCCGCATTTATCACAGAAATATCTAATCATTGCCCACCTCCAAGCTGTCCAACGATCCACATGAATGCACTTGCGTTAGGAGCAATGACCCATCCTATAATATGGTATAAAGCAACTCCAAATATAATGGCGCCTATGAGACCGGACCAAACGGCCGTTAATGTCATGGCCACCCATGTCGATTCGTCCCATTCCATCCAAGCTATTGCCGATTTAGATTTGCTTACAACATCGGCCCATTCTGCTCTGGTAAAGTTAGTGAATTGCTCATTATACGCTTTGGTTTTCCTAAATATTTCATCCAAATCTCTAACCAGATTAGGATATATTGCAAGCGCCTCTCGGTTTTTCTTTCTCATCCAAAGAAGTCTGATAGTCAGACCTATTGCCACTCCGATAAATATAAGAGAGATGACCAGCCAGATCGAGTGCTTAGCGATCTGATAACCGGCCATCTCCGGAATAAGTTTGCTTGCTGTAGTTCCTAGCTTATCGCATAGGTTGTTTATTACGCTGTTTACATCATTACTGTTCATCTTCTATCTCCTTTCCATATTGTTTATCAACTCCTTTGCCGCCTTAGTTCTGGTCAATCTCTCAGCAAGTTTGTCTGCAGCTTTATCGATAATCGCATCTTTATGTTCTTTCAAGAGATCGTCAATTCGATTATCAACCAGAGCGAGTATTCCATCTGTCATTCTTTTGCTGTAATATCCGGACCTCTCCTCTAAAGCCTTCTTGATGTCTTTATAAATGCGGTCCTCAATTTTTCTTTCGTAGTCCGTTTCGACGAGTTTATTAAACTGATCTTCGTCGATGTTTATAGGAATATTAATTATCATTACCAACCCTCCTATCTGACCATGTCCGTCGAGAAAGTATAGGATATACCATACTTCGAGCAGACACCCTCTAACTCATAGCCATAAACGGCTCCACCTTTAAATCTTAGAATTTTCTCAACCGGACGCTTTTGCCCATTATATTCGAGCATACCTGTTGTTACGGCTTTGTCCTCTTTATTAAGAACTATTTGTACAATGCTCCCTTTTCTCAAATATCGAGGTTTAAGGGAGACAGCATCTCCGGGTTTTACAAGCTGGATTTCATCTTGCACATATTTAGCCATTATTTCCTCCTTATAGCATTCTTGAACGCTTTCTTGAAACGTCCACCGGCAGCATAGTTATTACCGAGGGCCTTTTTGGCTATTGCCATCGCCAGACCTTTTTCTTCGTCGTAAATATCGCCTTCCTGGCAGACCACGACCGTTTTCGTTCCATCTTCCCAGTAGACTATTGTAGCTGGTTCATTAAACCTAACATTCTTAATTTCGCATGAAGCTACAGGTGGAGTTAATGTGACCTTATGCTGGCGTTCACGCTTAATCATTTCGACATTCGCTTTTACTTTATGGTAGAGATGGTTCTCCATATAGCCACAGCAGTCGTATATCGCTCGCATGATCCCGGCAACATTGCCATCCCATTCGTCTGTTTTGATCCAGACTGTGCGGCCATTTATTTTACAATCAATCTTGTAAATTTCAGGACAAAAAAACTCATAGCCTGGTGATGGTGTTGGTGTACGGTCCTTTACTACTATGACATCGCGGTAATCTTTTTTCATAATTTCTTCTCCCTTCTTGGTACCATATATAAGTGAATCTAAATGTTTTGCAAATTGTTGAATATCTTCATCATCAAACACAAAAGTATTAAGCTCAGCAAACTCGCGCTTCGTCATGACTTCTTCACCTCCCCGATGTCCTTCATATACGCCAGTATCTCATTTGGAGTCATACCTCTCGTGGCGTTGTAGTGCTTTTCTGCCAACTGGTTAAGCAGGTCGGCATAGGTCACCGAGTCAAAAATATGGAGCTTCTCGCCAAGTCTGCGCGTTCCGACAAGGTATCTCGCATTCAGGTCCATTCCCTCGATCATTGACTCCTTCAATTGCTCCTTCTGTGGCCCGATAGCAATATCCTCCAGCATCCCTAGTAAATCTTCCAGCATCTTAGTTCTCCTTTCTTTTATTAAGTTGTTGTTAAAAAATAAAAAGGGAATCAATCGATTCCCTTCATTTGCCATATTAAGTTGTAATTTGGTGTTATCTACATACTCCTACTTTCGGTAATGCCATCATTCCGTCATAGAGGATGTGTCCTACTCCATCACAAATTGCTCCAATTCCAAGGCTAGTGGCGAGCAGTATGTCTGCTCCTCCCTTAACCATTTTCTTGGATCCGGTTGTGAATCCGTAGGTTATAACTTCTACTCCGTCTATAATAGTTGTTCCGTGTTTGTTGATATCTGTAAACATAACATTCCTCCTTATGTTTTCTCTTTTATGTGCTATTATAAGGAGTGTGAATTTTGCGAAAAATAAAACAATCGGCGTAACTAGTATTGCCTCGGACTCCCTTAAGATGTAATGAAGTTCTGCACACTCATTACGTTTGATCGCAAGGTGCCTTATACACCACTAGTATTAGATGTATAAGTATCTCTCGTCCCCGGTGATGGTTAACCGGTCCCAGTCAAATATATGACCGCGATCTTAAAGAAGATGTTAAGAGAAGTGTGGTCTTGTACAGTTCATTTCCTGCCCCGGATCGGCCGGGTCTTATTTCTTATATGACACCATCTCAGGTGCTGGGACCTTCCCCCAGGACTCATTACTGCCGCTTCTTCTCTATTATAATAATTGTGATTTTTGCGAAAATATAAAGGAGCTCTCAGATTCCTCCGAGGGCTCTTCTACGTATTCGTCAAGTTCGTGCTCGTTTACAAACTCCATCTTTCGACCATCGACATTTGCAAAATATCCATAGCCGCTTAATCCCAGTCGTTCCATAATTAAGCCTCCTTTCCTATAAAGAGGCCTTTGAGTTTTGCGAGACAAAAAGAAAAGGCTCTATTGAGCCTTGTCGAGTTTTGTTGGTGCATTTATTCCTTGTTCATACATTAACCGTAGATCATATCCGGTATTGTCGTCCACCATCCAGTAATCGCCTTCAATCCTAGGTTTTCGTCCTGTAAGATACTCATGTGTTTCTATGAGTTTTTCTTTCCATTCCTCAAAATCTTGTATGAAATGTCGGTAATCATAAAGACTGTTTGCCAATACACGATACAAATCCTTTAAGTATTCCATGTTATTCATAAATATCACCTCCTATTAAGGAGTCTGTAAGAATTGCGAAAGTTTCGTCGAAATTTCCTCCCGGAGAAATTCCCGAAATATAACTTGGTCAAGTCCTCCACGCGAGTCGAATCTGCTATCACCTATGCGTATCGTACCGGTTGCAACTGGTATGTCAAAATATAAACTAAGAAGCTCGTATAGCTCCTCTAAAAACTCTTCACTCATTTCCTTCTGCTCCTTAGCCATTGCTCAAACTCATCTCTGACTATCCTATAAGGCTGACCTGACTCTCTTGGCAGAACCGGACAACCTCTTGTATTAAGAAGTCTTGTCGCTTCCTTTCTGGAAAAGCCATATAGCAATAGTATCTCATTCATTCCTATTATTTCTATCGTTGTCTTCATAAGGCATACTCCTTCCTTGGATCGTAAAATATAACTAAAAACCGCTTTGGTCAAACGGACAAGATTGCATAATGTTTATCAAAACGATACAATGTGGTAAACCTTAAGAAACGATCGGGCAAGGTTTAAAACGTTGGAAAACGTTGTACCCCATAAAAAACAAAAAAAATAAAAATGTGTGTGGATTTCACGAAGGAGGTGATTAAATGGGAAGGACTAAAGGATCTGGTGCAGGGTCCGTCTACAAGAGAGGTAACAAGTGGAGAGGACAAATAACTGTAGACGGAGTGAGATTGTCTCACACAGCAGATAAGAAGAAAGATGTTTTAGATTGGATAGCTCAAGTCAGAAACAAACCTGTCTTGAGACCATCTGAGTACACGGTTAGAGACTGGTTCGAAAAATACTTTGAAGAATGCTTTAGGCCAAAAGTTCGACCGAATACATACTATGGCGGCTTGCGTCTTATGAATGCACATTTGTATCCGATTCTGGGAGATGTATTATTGCAGGATGTCACAACAGACATGCTCAAGAAATCTCTTCCAGAAATGTTTAGCGGAAAAGAATATAGCGATGGAACTTACAGAGTATTCAAAACACGTCTAAAGGACGGATTCGAGTATGCCGTCCAGCAAAATATAATCCGTACAAATCCCGCTGACAAATTGCTTGTACCGAGGAACGATCGTACAAAAATCATAGAAGCTTATACGGCAGAAGAACACAAGAAAATAGTTGATTACTGCCGAGGAAGTAATGGTATTGATCGTGTATATTACTTTCTTATAACCACCGGTGTGCGTGTTGGAGAGGCTATATGCTTGACTTGGGACGACGTTAATCTTGAAAAAGGATATATCGACATTAACAAAACTGCCATTAAAGTAAATGGCGGTATAAGCGTCCAGAATCATCCAAAGACCGGGCAGAGCGTTAGAAGAATATACCTATCTGAAAACACAGTTGGGTTTTTAAAAAGATTGAAGGTATATGAAGAAAAGCCGGATGGAAAGTTGGTATTGCCTAATCGAAACGGTAATATCTACAACGTCTCTACCCTTAGGGTCCATTGGATGAAAACGTGCACCAAGTTAAATATACCCTACAAAGGAATGCACGCACTTCGTCATAGCTGGGCAACCAGAGCATTAGAGGGTAAGGTCGACATTCAAACTGTTTCAAAGATGCTTGGTCATAAAAGCGTCGCTACAACGATGGATATATATCAAAGTGTATTCTCAGAGCAGAAGAAGGAAGCAGCTAAAATCATGAATCAATTCGCTTAGTTGCACCTTATCTGCACCAAAGCCTCTAAAACATACCAAAATTCCAGCGTTTAGTCATTCCAACAAAAATGAATGAACTATATAAGAAGCAAGGAGAATCAGTATGACAAACACGTTGAAATAACTGAAACGCTGGAATTTCAATATGTGTAAGGGAAATGAAAGCTTATCTATCTTTTGCTACTTTTGGCTACATTATGAATACTTTTTTCGCTTATCTGCACCCAGAATGCACCCAAAAATAAAGGCCCCTAATATGTGTTCCAGAAAGAGTGATTAATTACCATATTAAGTTATAAGCTATTAGGGGCCTTTTCGCGCCGTGCTAGTTTTACGCCTGAACCAACTTATAAATATAACCCCCGGCGCGTGGGAGAGTTATCAGTTTTTAACAAGTTCTAAAACATCGCACTTGTCATCTACTTCGAAGTCTCCATGCGTATGCACACGAATATATATGTGCATTCCGCTGGATTCTTCGTAAAATTTAACACCTATTTCTTTCAGTCGATCTTTGAAAGCTAAGTATGCCTTATACTCTCCAGGCACACTAAATCTGTATTCGTCTACCTTTTTGTAATGCATTTAATTACCCTTTACATAGTTAGCTAATGTACTTAATTCACTCGACGGATCTGCAATGGAAACCCATGAGCCGTTTACTTTTTTATACATCGAAACCTCAGTCCACGTGCCACTGAGTTTTAAATATAATTTAGAAGTATCTCCTCCTGTAGAAACAACTATCGTATGTGCAGCTGTAATGTTACTAAGATGATATTCAAGATGCGAACCTGGTGTAAATGGTTCCTCAAGAGTTATGGCTAGCTTAAATTGGAGTGTGTCATTATGGTCATCGCTTGCATCGTCTTTCGAATACTTAATATAAATTTCGTGGTCTCCAGCTTCCAAAGCATACTCAAGAGTCTGAGCCGTAGATTTATTATGTGTAGAAGTATTACAAGCAAGTTTATAACTTGAGTCTGTAATTGACGCTCCGCTCGAACCAGCCGAATAGTAATTAAGACTTAATGGGACATCTACATTACCAAACACACCAAAGTCATAACCCTGTTCGGAATAGTTAATATATGTAAATGTGACTGTGGCACTAACCGGAACATGGATGTTGACTTTACAGACGGCCGCAGTCTTGCTTACACCCTTATTCGTACTCTCGTAATAACCGCTACTGTTAAGTTCAAAGCCGTAGTCGCCAAGATTATCAATCGTGTAGCTTTCCGCTGTGTCTTGCTTTGTAACAAGCTGGTTCGTAACATCAACGCCGTTGTCTGTAGCCGTTACTCCGCTTGTGGCTTCAATCCTCAAAGTAAAGTCTGAGCCTTCTGCCACTTCGGTGCTTCCGTCTGGTTCTATCGCTACACCGCTTGCAGATGTCGTTATGGTGTGCTTAACATCGTTCCACGTATAAGTGACGGTAACTGTAGCACCATTAACGAGTCCACCATAATATCCAATCGTGAATCTCAGATACATATCGTCTATCTCAGCTCTTGTCCATGTACCGCACGATACAGTAATGGTCTGAGCTGAAGTCGATGTGAATTTTGTCTGCGTACCCTTTGCGGTCGAGCCGTGATACATCTGTAGAGTGGCTGTTGACCTTGAAGTGTTCTCAAGATGCCCTTTGACTTGACATGTTACCGAGTCTATCGTTGCGTTTTCTGGAATCTCCTCAAACTCAAATTTGTAGTCGATATGAGCTGTTGATGATGAACCGCCGTTTGAGTAGTCATTACCCGATACGGCAGAAGTGTCAGCACCCTTTCCTATGGCGTTTTTATACTTTGTCCCGTTAATTGTTCCGCTGGTCGTATATGAAACAGGATACGAGGTAGCTGTATTTGTAGCCATTAGCTCACCACCTTCAGATAGATGTCTCCGTTAGACCCAAGTGACGAGGACGGGTCTGAACTGCCTGTGTAATATGTCACGAATGGGATATCTACAGTTACACTTGCGAGATTGGTAACATCAGTCGTCCCGTTGCTAGTGATAGTCTGGCTTCCGCTGACAAGTTCTGATGCGGATACAGACACCGCAGTTCCTGTCTTTGTGCCACCCGTAATATAGCCTGTCGAGTTCGTGACACTCGGAGTTATGCTTACAGAATGGTTCGATACAGTTCCCTTTGTGGCTGTTGGTGTCCCAGCTGTACCGCTTGGCATCGCATTGACTGTAATATTGACCACTTCGAGTCCGTCATATCCGCTGTCAGCTGTTACGCTCTCGGTCTGCTGTGATGTTGTCGGTGCGTAAGTCCTGCTCTTCGTCTGTAAGGACGGTGTACCACCGCCTCTCGTATAGGTCAAGTCGTTTCCATTATCGTCTTTGGCAATTATGCCAGCAACGTTCGTGTACTCAACACCGAATATTTCTAATGTGTCTGCCATAACGCCTCCTTACGATGAATATAGGATTCTATATGTATATTCTGTATTTGCTCTAAAACCATAGGATGTACTTGCAATAAATACTGATATCTCTGTTGCTGAATGTATACAAACGGCTCCACCTTGACTGGAAGCATAAGCATCAGTAGAGCTATTTGAAAAAGAAGATGTAGGGTAACTTCCGCCTCTTCCTACACTTTCAGGATCTGATGTGGAGCTTTTGTATACATTTACAGCCATATATTCATCACCATTTCCCGCAGAATAATTTGGAGCAGTTGTTACATCGGTTTTGGATAGCAAATAATATATTATTACACGGCTTTGGACAATGCTCGACAATCCAGATTTTTCATAACCACCAGTTGGCTCTATCTCAATCATTATCGGATACCCAGACCCGCTATATGGAATGGCTACATTCATAGCCGCGCCAGCTGTCGTTCCTGTAAATGTCCCTTGAACAAAATTGCTTGCTCCACCGCCTCCGCCACCGCTTACGCTTACATTCGCCCAATCGTAATCAGAAACATCGTATGAACCATTCTGTGTTATGGATAATTCGGATTTAATTTCAGTTAAATATATTTCTGATGGATTACCATAAGTAAGAGATATTTCGATATTTGTTGCCTTTGGAACGGTATATGTGTAATTTGTCGCTGAAGTACTGTTTTTAACTATTTCGTTATTCACATATATAGTGGCGTCCGCTCTTGAAGCGGCCAAATACATATATATTCCATCGTTTTCTTGTATTTCAAAAGAATCTCCCGCTGTATAGTATTTTGTTCCGCTACTTGATGGATGTTTGACATACGCATAACTAGAACTCCCCGTTGATGTTATTGTCGCATAATACTTTTTTCCGCTCTGCACCGAAACATCAACATTCGCATAATTGGTTACATCAATGCCTGTACCATTTTCCGTTATGGACTTTGTACCGCTGACCAACTCGCTTGCCGATACGGTGACAGCGGTACCGTTCTTAGTACCGCCTGTAATATAACCACTGCTGTTGGTTACGCTTGGCGTTACCGAGACTGCATGATTCGACACCGTTCCCTTGCTTGCAGTTGGCGTTCCTTCCGTGCCGCTTGGTACAGATGCGCTCGCATAGTTAGTCACGTCCTTTGTGCCAGAACTTGTGACGGAATAAGTACCGCTGACAAGTTCAGAAGCCGATACCGTTACCGCTGTGCCATTCTTTGTTCCTCCTGTGATGTAACCAGTTGTATTAGTGACACTAGGAGTCACGCTGACAGAGTGATTCGATACCGTTCCCTTTGTTGCTGTTGGTGTTCCCTCTGTTCCGCTCGGTATTGAAACCGAAGCGTAGTTTGTTACGTCTTTCATTCCCGAACCCGTAACAGAATATGTTCCCGATACGAGTTCAGAGGCAGACACGCTTACTGCTGTGCCAGTCTTTGTGCCGCCAGTAATATATCCAGTAGTGTTTGTTACCGATGGCGTAACACTTACAGCGTGATTGCTGACAGTACCTTTTGCTGCGGTCGGCGTGCCTGCTGTTCCACTTGCTACCGCCTTTGATGCCTGTGTAGAATAATATCCGCTCGGTACAGTTACAGTCGCGCCATTTTCCGTTAGGTCTGAACTTGACCGTCTTGTGATGCCACTCCCGACATACGATGAACTGATAGCTCCTACATTAACCTTATCAAGCGCATAGTAGCCATTGTCTGGAGTAATGGTCTGCACTGTTTCGCTCGGTGCGATTGTCTTCGTCTGCAAAGGAATATCGCCTTCATCAGATAGATGAACATATCCCTGAGAATCCTGCCATACGACACCACTCCCACTACTGGCGGTTGCAGTACCGTCCATCCAAGCGCCATCAGCACCATACGCTCCATAGCCCGATAGAATCTTGTCTGCCGTAGCAGTAGTGCCAGTCAGGTCTACTAACGTGGCACTACCGAATACTACTTTATTGACATATGGATTATTAGCCATATGACACCTCCTATGCCGCGGTAGCGATTGTTACAGTCTTTCCTCCGGCAGAATTGTCTGTTTCTGTGTATGGAATAGCCTCTACTGTTACCTGTGAAAGGTAATTATAGCCCTGTGCTGTATCAGGCGTAATTGTCTGTGACGCTGTTTTAGGTGTTGCTGTCTTGGACTGGGCTTTAACGTCTTCCTGTCCAGACATTGTGCCCGTGACGCCAAGGATTTCCACACCTTCTCTGATATTAGCAGCTACGATCTTTTCCTGCTCAGTTGCCGAAATTGACACCTTTCCGGAGCCGTCGTGGTAACCCTGAGGAATCGTATACTGTCCGTCTACTGTTGATATGGTTCCAGTTACAGCTCCACGATTTGGCATTGTACCTGTAACTTTCGATCCTTTTACATGCGCTGTTTTGCCGGTGAGTATCTCCGCTGCGCCTGCTGTATCATCGGAAGTATCCGAGTCGAATGTGCAAGAGCCTGTGATCGGAGCACCTGACTTATCGTGAGCTTTAAACCCACTAAGGATCTTGTCTGCGGTAACGGTATCGCCCGTAAGGTCAATCAGAGTATTACCGCCATAAATAACTTTGTTTACATACTGATTCGCCATGATTTTATTCTCCTATATAAACAGTTAATCCGTCCGATAGATTGGACGTTTCAAAATATGGTATGGCCAGCACTGTCACATCATCAAGCATAAGCTTATCTTGGGTTTCAAGAATTTGCTCTTCGAATGGTCTAGGTTTTACTCTTGTTGGACCATCATATATTGGCGATGATGAACCCTTACCGATTGTTATTCGTCCTTTTAATTCGGGACGAGTCGAATGTATTTCGCATTTTAGCCGGCCAGGTCTTTCATTTATTCGCCCTTTTAATTCGGGATGAGTCGAACGTATTTCGCATTTCAGCTGGCCAGAACTTTCTGTCATTCGATCTCGTGACATGTTAATACACTTCCTTTGTTATATTAAAAGTGGCCTCAAGTACAGTGGTAACATTCCCGGCAATATCTGTAAATTCGATATCATATTTATACTTTCCAAAAGGAAGTGGCTTTGTGTCCTCCGGTTCAATCTTCAAAACCATCGTATCAAGAGGAATGTCCTTAAGTATCAACACCTCCTCACGCTTTGATCCGAATTTAGTAGACATCGCGAATCTAAGTTTCTCTCCTTCTTGAGGAGTATATGGTGTTTCCTGACCTTCGTCATCAACGTTTACAAGAGGAATATCAAATATTGCTGTATCACCTCTTACGAGACTGATGTTATAGTCAGAATCAACAGTCAAATTTGTAAAACTCATCACTCCTCCTCTGGGTTAATTATCTACTGAGTTTTCCTTCTTTTTTAAGTCTTGCCACCCATTCCTTGATATATGAATTCTCATGCAGATCATCGATATAGTGGTCATACTCTTCCCAAAATCTTTGCTGCTCAGATTCATAAATATAATCTCCTCGCTCGACATCGGCTAGATATCGAACGAGGAAATTTTTACACTCTTGAGTGTCAAGTTTTATTATTGTGGTCTGCATACCATCCAGTTTATCATTTACTTCTTTGAACTGATCTGCTAGGAGCTTTTCAAGAAATTCTTTTATAGATTTTTTCAACTCCTGTACTCCTCTAATCAATCCAACAATAAATAAAACAACAACTGAAATATCAAGCAGCGTAAGATTTTTTACAGCTTCTGCTATCATGGCATTCCTCACTTTCCTGTATAACGGATAGCGAGTTTGATCTTCATTCCGGAATAACTCTTAACACCATATTTAATGTTAGGTTTTCTTCCGGATGTGCAGTCAGCTATTAAACCATCGCCCAAATATAAACCGGTATGCTTGTAACCACTTGATGTGTAATATGCAACCCAGTCGCCACGTTTGAGCCAAGATAATGGTATTGTTTTTCCACCATTTCTGATGATCTTAATATCTTTTATACCAAGACGCTCCTGAACGATCTTTTTTGCATCGGCCATAGATACATTAAGAAGCTTGTTATATATGGCATCTGTAATAGAATCGCATCTGCATTTAACTTCCGGTATTACCGAATGCCAGCAATGCGTAACAAAGCCTATGCACTGCCAGCCTTTGTTTTTACCCTTATGTGGATGACATATTGCGCATTCCTGTCCGTACTTTTCACCGAAAAATACATACTTATACTTCTTGCTATCGGCTATTCTTTTAGCTGTAGCGCAGAATTTCTCCTGCGGTGAGTCTTTGATGACTGCTTTGTTCGTATCGGTATGAAGCGCATTGCCCATATATGATGCGGCTACAGAATATCCATAACTGTTAATGCCATTTCCGTATGTATAATGATGATTTGGGAGCTTCTTTATCCACTTGATAGCCTTCCTACGATTCGCAAGAGTATCCGTAACACCTTCCATATAAAAGTCAACAGCCCTGCCAACGAGATGCAGTGAATTCTTTATGCTTCCAGAAAGGCTATCATTATACGGCCTGCATCGCATACCACAAGTAACTGTCATAGGCTTACCATAGTGGTCTCGAATAGTCTGAATATGTTTTAATTCAGCCTGTTTCATATACGTAGGATAGCCAGTACAATATCTTCCACCGCATTCGCATTTAAACTCTTGCGGTTTAAAATTCGGTGCGATTTTCTTGACATTATAAACATGACGTAGAAGCCTGTCGGTGTCTATACCATACTTGCCATCTACGTCACTTTTACGAGTAAAATATCTTTTCTGAAGCTTCTCGATTCCTTCTTTATTATACTCAAGTCCAAGGTATTCAAAGCGTTTCTTTCTACCCTCTTTCGAAAGTAATGCCATCACTCGTCACCTTCTTCCTCAAGTTCCTCCTCTTCCATCTCATCAATATGATTGTCGAGAGCATATAATGTTTCGGAAAGCTTTACCTCCGGCAGACCGCCTATTATACAAGTTGTAAATGAAGCAAACCCATATAATACGGCGTTACAGATAACTGCGATGATGACATAAATATAGCCAACCTTGAAATACTGAATCATGGCTGGCGTAATTATGAACCCCGCAGGTATCTGCGCTACTATGGCCTGAAGAAACGAGCGATATGCCCTGATCCAAGCCGCTTTCAAAAGTTCTTTGTTCATAATGAGTGTCCTTTCTTTAAAAATGAGCAATAAAAAAGGGCCGAAAGCTGATTCTGTTATTTATCTAAACCATCAGTCTCAGGCTCTTTATCAGGAATTGAGTTTAGAATATCTGCAAGTTCCCGTAAGCAATCTGTCATATATATTGTAGAATCACCCTTGGTTTCGATTCGTAACATAAGGTTAAATATTGCCTTCAGTCTGTCCTTCATCGGCCACCTCCTGTTCATGTTTGAAGCATCTACTCTCAAGAACATATCCGTCGTCGGTAAGCATAAAAGCAGTGTGCTTTGGTATAGAACTTACAGCGGCGGCAGAGAGAATTGCGTGGTACTTACTGTGTGCTTCATTTTCATTAGTATATGCTGTAGGAATAACTCCAACTGTACCATCGGCATGGGTTTGGGTTTCGAGTACTATGAACATTGAATAGCTCCTTTCAAATTATCAACATCAACTTTAAGCGATTCTATTTCTTTATGCTGTTCCTGTATAAGAGCGAGCATTGGCGGAATTAAATATTGTGCATTCCAGTTTACAGGTTTTCCAGTGACATCCATATCGGTTGCTATAGGATATACTTCGTGTAATTCCTCTGCGATAAATCCAGGAACATCTACATTATTTCGTAAATCGTCTTTATCTAGATATCCGACATCATACTTAAATTGTCTGACTTTCGCATTATATAACCTCTTTGGAGAAAGATCAGCGTTAGATATGTCTTTTATATCGTGTTTCCATTTCCTTGAGGAATTAGCATTGTAATAAATTCTTCCAACAGTCAAGCTTGTCGATCCATTACCATACCACATATTAGCTGAGTTGGTTGTAGTTGTTGTACCATCAGCTTTAAGAAATCCCGATACGGTAAGGTTTCCACTAATAGATGTACTCGAGTTTATACTTACAGAATGTTTACTTCGGATATAAACATTATTGCCGTCAAAATATGATGATCCTTCACTATTGTTATAACCTCCATAACCGAAGAAGTATCCATTATCAGAATTAATACCACATAAAAGCCGTTGTGTTTTACTACTATTTGCGGCATGTATCCAATAATTGTTTAACAAATATAATCCGCCAGCCGGATAACTACTATTACCTAAAGATCCATTATCAACCATTGCGATGCTTTTGTTTATAGCAAATTCATCGGCATCAGTATAAATATGACAATAATAAGCATTTTGTGAGCCAATTGTTGTGGTTTTTCCGTTACTAACAGTCTTAATTAATCCGTCAATTGTTGTAGTGCCTCCAATATAAGCGGTACCGTTATAGTTTATTTCAAATGCGTTGCTACGATTACTTGTTCCGCCACCATTGCCAACAATAAACATCGCAGAACTACTGAGTTTATTATACATGCCAACAACAGTCTGTGCGTACGAATTGGTGGTAGTTCCCCAACCGGTAGCGGTGGCCCAATCGTTCTGAGCTAGACATTGATAACCAGATGCAAACGAAGCTCTACCAGTAACTTGACTCTCTTCGCCGCACACAAAAGCTGCACCACCATCAGCTTTTGTTTTATAACCGCAAGCAAAATCATATGTATCAGATGCCTTTGTTTCACCGCCAAAAGCAGCAGTAACATAATAATCTGAAATAACATCCTCTCCTATCGCAACAGACAGGTGTCCAACTGCACTTCCGCTTTTTCTCGTCCCAAACGTTATATATGAACCGAGTGACATTCCACTCGTTCCTTGAGCACTACCATATCCAACGTGAAAAATTACAGAAGAAGCATTATATACCTGCATGCCTCCACTTTTAATTTCTACATGACGATCATTAGAAGCACCAATTCTAGATTCAGCACCAAATTTTGCTACTTCATTTGTTGCGGTGGATTCAGCCCCAGTCCAAACATGAAGGCCATCTGATTTTACAGTGCTATGACCGCTTGCTAATAAACCAATTCTAAATGTGTCATCGGTTAAGTTAACACATGAATTAGTAGAACTATTACGATAGAACGCGATGGCATTCGAGTTCATCATCAGATAGTCATTGCCGGTAGAATCTGCAGGTTTAAGGGTAATGCCTTTATTCGAATCAATATCAGTGATATATGAGGTAGCGGTTTTAGCAGCGTCATTAGCTTTATTTGTTGCATCTGTTTCCGCCGCAGATATAGCTTCAGATTTTGCAGTAGCTACATCTGAAGGTGTTGCTTTTCCATCTAATGATGATTGAAGATTGGCTACCTGTCCGATAGTTATAGAATTGGTAGTAATGTGACCACCATCAATCACTGTTGTACCGGTAGAAGAAGCTAAATCAGTCGTTAAAGCACCAACCGCATTTGATGCTGCACCATTTGCGTCATAGGCGTTATCCAGTGATGTCTGGCTAAGTCTTCCGCTGTCCGTAAATATCGCAGCACCTTCGATATTAACCTTATTTGCAGATATTTTAGCCGTGCTTCCGCCTTCTGTTTCAGAAGACAAGTTAATCGCTGCTATAACTCCATCTTTGGAAACTTTTGCAGAAATATCAGCAGCATGCTGCGTTATCGTAGACTCTGCAGTACTTACCCTTCCACTTAGCGTATCAACTTCCGTTTTTGTAGCTCGCAATGCTATTTCATCAGCCTGCTGAGCAATACTCGTTTCAGCAGAGCTGAGTCTTATAAGAGTGTTGCTATCCTGAACCCGCCAATATGTACCATCATAGACAAAACTCATTAATGCGCCTGCGGGCCACTTATACTCATCAGAAGATAAAGCCGTCCCGCTATAATTTCTTATAGCTTTCGCTCCGGTTCCATTAACATTAAGGGTCGGAGTTGAAGCAGTATTAGCGTTAATAAACTTGACCGCTATAGTCGCACCAGAATATAATGCCCAACTATTCGATGTAGGAATAATAGTTGCAGTCTTTGCTGATGTATCTATGGCTGTTGATGATGTTGCATAATGTCCAGTGAGTTTTATAGTTGCATCTTCTATAGCAGCATCCCTTGCCGCATTAGCTTTTGCTGTTGCATCTGCTGCGGCTGTAGCTTCTGCTGCACTTTGAGCTGCTGAAGCCGAACCAATAGCATCGAAGTTATCATCAGCATAAGATTTAGCATTAGATTCTGCAGTTGAAGCCTGATCCTCCGCATAAGTTTTTGTGGCATACGTAGCAGCGACAGTACTCGTTATGCCGCTAGCAGACTGCTGAATAGCCGTATTCATCTGAGACGTAGTAGAGTAATCAGACATAGCGTTTTTAGTCTGATAGGTCTGAGATACTGTGGTTTTAAATCCGTCTAAATCCTGTTCAGCTTCAGACATTCTATGCATAATATCATCAGCTTTTGTCGTGCCATCAGCATTTGTTCCGAGAACTGTTGTAAGGTTAGAAATCTTACTGCTGTTACTAGTAGCCGTCTGGCTTATGTTGTTTACAGTGTTTGACAGAGTCGTTACTGTTGAGCTATCAGCTTTACTCTGCACAGTAGTGCTAAGCGATGTGATGCTAGCACTATTCTCATCTACAGTCTGGCTAAGTTCGTTGAAGGTCGTAGTTGAGACCTTCGTCCCCATGTCGGTCTCAAGAGTTGACGTCCTACCCTTGAGCGAGCTTAATTCTGCATCAGTATCTGTTTTCCAACTGCTTATCTGGGTATCAAAAGCCTTGATTCCTGTAATATCGCCTTGCATGTCTAAAATATCCTGCAAAGCTTTTGTTATCTGATTATCTTTAATGAGTGTCCAGCCATACGTATAATTCGGTGACGAACCGGTTTCAGTAAAACGATATGTATAGCCATCCGCTTCACTTGACGCATTGACGACATAATAAATATCACCGACGTGTTTATGTCTTTCGGAAGCATTTCCCCAATTTGTCGCTGGGGAATTTTGTAAGGTTGGAACTACACTTCCAGTCCAAGTCTCTATCTGTCCGTCTATTTGACCTTGTAGGTTTTCGGCAACATTATCAAGATACTCCTTAGTCGGAACTTCTTCTGCCAGCTTGTCAAGAGTGATTGACTCACTTCCAATACGCTGACCGTTTATAGTACCGGTTGTAATGTTATCCGCATTAAGATTTGTTACGGTAATATTAGATGCATCAATTGTACCAGCTGTAAGTTTATTAGCTGAAACACTGCTGATCTGAGCATCACCTATAGCACCGTTTTTGATCACGCCGTTTTCGATCCAGCCATTAGTTACATTAGCAAGATCTATTCCGGCATAGTGAGTATTAAGGTCATTTACATCGGCATAACCAATCTTAGCATTATCGATTACACCCTGAGTTATATGAGCATAATTAGCCTCAAGCTCGTCAATAGTCGCGTAAGTAGCGTCGAGACTTTCAATTACCGCTTCTGAAGCAGTAAGTCTTCCGTAAATATCAGCACGATCAGCTTGAAGGCCCTGAACTACGCCATCAATTACTGTAAAGCCCTCAATCTTGGAATTTCGAATCTCAGAATCTACAGCCGTCAAACCATCAATAAAGGAGTTAGTAATCCTGGCATTCTGAGCCATTACGTTCTCCATCTCAACGTTTTTAATCTTAACGTTTTCGATGTCAGCATTCACAATTCGAGAATTCTCATTTACAAACTCATTAAGATTGCTAACAGCTTTTCCATTCTTAACACTTAGCTGAAGCGCTTTAATTGCGACTCTTCCGTCCGTAGGAGGATTTGTCGCATTACCTATGGTCCATGCCCTTCCATCAGCAACGCGCACCATAACCTGATCGCCTTCATCAGCATCCACGGTCCTTCTTACAGGTGTCCTATCTACTCCACCTGGAATATGAACCCATAAAGTATCACCTTCTTTAGACAACACGGTCGCCGGGGTGTCGTATGGTATAGGGTTTTTAGCGTCAGCTTCTTTCATAGTGCTGCGAATGGTTTTAGCAAGTTTATCAAGTTTGTTACTCATATTTTCACAACCTCCTCACTTGTTCGTGCACTATATCCAAGATCAATGCTCTGAGATACGACTAAATATAAACCAGAAATGTTCTGCGCCGGATAATTAAGCCTAACAATATCGCCAATATTCACTGCAGGATTAAAAGCTCTTGTATAAGATACTTTCTCCGACACTTCCTGAAGCTCTGCAAGTCGTCTTTTGGCATAGAGTTCAAGACTCTCACCTTCTATAAGATCACAATTGGTTTCCTCGGCCCAGACTTCTCTGCCTCGCACATCAATACTCCAAGGATTATTCGAATGGTCGTACTCGATATATTCATCATAATCCGTAACAGCTCTGAACACATTCGGGCATTTATACCAATCCCTCTCAATAGTTAAACTAGGCTCTAAAATATCATTGCCAAGAGAATCGAACATCACGATTTCTTCTTTAGGATAAGGACCTATCTCAATAGATCCATCCCCTGCAATAATCATTCGCCAATTCATCAAATATAACAGCTTCTCTATCATAGATAAATGACTCTCATTGGCTTCTGCTACAAGATAATCTGTCAGAGTAGCTGTGCTGTCTGAAATATGCACCGGAGCATGTATTACAGATGTTAAATTATCAAGAATACTTTTGCAGTTCATGCCAACCTCAGCAAACCAGCCTCTCTGAAGAAGAACGTCTTCTGCTGGCTTTAGAACCGAATAACATTGAAAAGAATTATTCCGCATAAGACCGTTAATTGTCACGGATGGAGACGTTGCATAGCCCGTAAAAAGAGCAACCCTATCTACTTCATCTTCCTGTCTTACAATCATATAAAGCCTTATGATCTGCTCTCCCATAAGTTCGAAATTTACTGTGTCAATATCTGCAGAATGACGGAGGTCCGACTCCTCTCTGGAAATCGAACCTCCTGTAATATCAAACGAATCAGTATCGCTCCATGTTATTGGATCTACTGTGGTCGCATAATACGACGCACTATAGCCTCTGCTCCAATCTATCATGCGACCACCTCCTTATAAATTACGTTCCCATTCTTCGTATGTCATTCCGTCTTCACCCTGAGAATCAACTCTTGTTACTTCAAGAGTTACAGAAGCGAGTCTTCTCACCAATTTATTCTCATAGTCTTCAGACACGTTAATATTAGCTGCATAGCTTGATCCGTCAGGTGTCCTTACATGACAGACACCAGGCCATACTGCCAATCTTCTAAGAGCTCTCATAGTATCTGGTCCAACTTCATCTTCCTCGATTACTACCGATGTCTTTATTGAACTTGTTCTGGATACTGCTTTATTCCAATATCCATTAACAGATCCGCCAAGATATTTGACTTCCGTGAAGTCTTTACTCCACTTATTAGATAGTTCGATGTTATACGGAAGACGAATTTGTTCAGAGCCGAAATCAATGACTGCGCCAAAATAATTGACGTATCCGGATGTTTCCTCGAAATCTTCGTCCGGGTAATTTTCTATGGCAAGAGTATTGTCTTCTGTAATATAATCGCCATCCTTAGTAATGTAGGCAAGTCTATGGCCTCCAAACCGGCCAAGAGTCGGATATGGATCGACATAGGTAGCGCCCATAGTCGCGCCCTTTACTATTAGCTCCGGTCTATCCGCAGATAGTCTGTAAATATCGACAGTGTCCCCAGATACGGCACCCTGAACAGCCGTAGGAGTAATAATAGCAGCTAAGTGATCATTGTCAATCGTGATGGTTGCTTCCGGCATAATAGCCTGATGTGACCATGCGACCGTAAATTCCACAGGATCAGTCGATGCAGACTGCCCATGAGAATCAACAACGGTACCTACTATTTCATAGTTAGCGCCATCATCAAGTCTTCCGATAAGCATGTCCTTTGTGAAAGTAATAGCTCCAGCGCCTGTTCTAGATGCTGTTGCTATTGTCTCGCCTTCAAAACCATCTTCTGGTGCTTCATCGGGTCTAAGCTCAGGCCTCACTATAGAATATGAATCTTTTCTTGTTATGGTGGCCGCTGCAATACCGTCGGTGCCGATTCCAGACACATTTACAGTAAACGGAAGCTCTGTAAGGATCTTAGTATTGATCAGAGTTCCAGAAATGGAAGCGGTTACAGGAGCAATAACATTGATTGCTACCGGCATACTCCATGCAGAGCGCTGCCCTGTACTCGATATAACTCGCACAACTATGTAATAAGTCGATCCCACAGTCCAGCCAAGTTCTGAAGTATTAAGAGTTTCCTTCTGATCGTAAGTCGTTTTTGGAATTGCTGATAAGAATCCAGAGTCCGGATAAGTTATATCACCGTTAGCAGCTATCGCAGCATAGCCAAGCTCTGCACTCTCCGGTTTAGTGCCATCCTCGTTGTAATATTGCCAATAAACAGTAACATTGCTTCCGAAAGTAATAGTCGGAGTATCAGTACTTATTGCTGGTTGAGTTGGATTAGTGCTTAATGTTACAGACTGAGTTGAAGAATACGCTCCGAAGTTTGTTCCTTCCGAAGTTTCCCTTAGAAGTCTGCAGCGAACATGCCATGTCTTAGGCTCAAGTTCGCTAATGTGCCATCTATTTGCATGTATACCACTTACAGTATACCTAGATGGTTCTTTTGTGGAGTTCCAAGCGTCTTTATGATCTGCCCACGAGAGTTCTACGCCATTGGCCTCGTTCCATCGCCAATCCCAATCCGCCTCTATCGTGTCGTAAGGGCTATCAGCAAACTTATCCACACTTAATCTCGGTGGAATAGGAATAGATCCGGCAAGCCAGACTATACCATTTGACTCCATTTTGAAATTTGAAACTTTATAGTTATCTACTAATGCGGATGATCCAGATGTAATCGGACTATAATCCGCAACAAGCGTTTTCATTCCAAGACCAGGCGAATCAGTTTCTTTCCACTCAGGACACTGGATAATCATTGTTCCTGATTCCTGCCCCCAAGGAACTATACCGACAACACGTTCGTCGCCTGCGTTTGAGCTGCTTCGATAATAAATAGCAGTAAACGAATTTGGTATTCCGCTATTATTCTGAGGTTTAGTGATAGAAATCCTATGCTGTTCTCCATCTACGTCATTAATTACCATTCCAGATGGAGCCGTCAAATATGACTTAGAATTCTCAACTTCTACAATATTTCCAGTAGTTGTTATACGATCATGCACAGCGGTTGCCCTGACGAACATCATCTTGTTATCAGGAATGGATGTGTCAAGAGAGAATGAATACGAATCAAATCCCTTGGAATCTCTTATTACGCCGCCAGGAGCATTCGTCCATTGTACTTCGTTAGGATTAAATGACAGAGTAGACTTATACTCATTTCCGGATGTTGCAACAGTAATAGCGGGAGACTGAATGCAATACTGAAGCTGCACATAATCAATAGGTCTTAGCTGATACCGACTGTTTCCCTTGCCCGCATAACTCTGATATGCAGCCCAGGCAACTCTAACCATTAATGCACTGTTTCCAGTTGTCTGGGTTAAAGATGGTTTATTCCCTGACGAATCTTTATACTCCGTTATCACAGGGGGCCTTCCATACACATGATAAGCATAAACCCAGTCTGAAGCTCCAGCAGGGCCTCTAGCCCTTACTCTAAAAAATCTAGTCCATGTATTATTAGGATGCGAATTTGAATAAACCTGCGCTGAATCCTCAGCGATGACAACCGATCCGCCATCTTTGTTGATGTTCCAAGAATAACTATTGTCATGAACTATCTGCGATCCTGTATCCGAGCCGCCTGTATCGGGATCGATTCCGTTTGCAGTATGTCGTAGTTCCGGTGCATCCCAGTATGGAGCAGATCCATTTAGTACTCGTACTGATTCCCATTCGTAATCTACAAACATATGAGAATTAGAATCGGAAAGAACACTTGACCAGGAAAAGATCGTAGTTCTATCTTCTGACTGGTCAAGTGCTTCTGTTAATACTGGTTCGTATGGGGGATCGATGTCGAATGATTTAGTAGACCAATCCGACCATGTTGGATCTGACTTCATCCCAGATTTCTTATCTCTATTACCACGAACTTTAAAAGATACTTTATTTAAAAACGCCGTGGTCGAAGGATAATAATCACTTAAGGTAATAGAGTACGATTTAGATGTATCTGATTTGGAAGGGTTTAAATTTGCGTCATTAGTCAACCATTTAGGTACTAAATTACGATGTGAATCGTATACGAGTATCTGATAATGCTCAGTGAATATAGCATCCTGTCCATCATCGTAATCCTTAGTTCCGCATTTCCAACCGCAGGTAAATTTTCTCTTATCTCGGGTCAGCGTCAACCCTGTTGGTTTTTTACTCTTTGCCATTACACTGTCCTCGCATTCAATCTAAAGCTACGGATCAGTCCATCGGCAAATGCTTCTGGATCGGCTGAGCCGTCTACTGTAATATAGTTATTAAGAGACCTCGAATTCATGGTATCAGTAACTCTGTCAAGTCTCGTTGTAAGACGCGACAGCATAGTTCCAAATTCGTCATCACGATCTCTCATCTGATCAACCGACACACTAGCCGAGACCGCCTTGTCGATTGAGGTGTACGGCTGTAGATCATCAAGTCCGTTTGTCATCGACATTGTGGCGGTATTGAATAACGAACTCAATTCGTTTGCGGAATCGGTTGCTTTACTCAGGTCGACAATCGGGGTTATTGTTGGTGTAAAGTCACCATTTTCGAGTTTATCTGAAATGATACCTACAGCGGAAGACATAGCATCTGTCGATACTGCTGCCAAACCCTCAGAGGCGTTTACAACTACGCTGGCCGAATTACTTATACCGCGAGCCAATCCGAGACCTAAAAATCTACCTATTCGTGCCCAAACTCTTGATGGTGATTTAATCTCGGCTTTAGCTTCAATGGCTCTTTCAGCCTTTGCCTCGAGTGCCTGAACCGCCGACTCCAATGCACCCATCTGACTATTCAAACCATTTACGAGGCCAGCCGTTAAATTCGACCCGACATTGTAGAACTTACGAACATACAGCTGAGACGATTTTAGCGAGTTATCAAGCATGGTTTTAACAGCTTCACTTGGTGCCTTGTTATCTTTTATTCCTTTAGCCAAATCCGATGAAATTTTTCTACCAGCCGCAGTAAATCCGGCAAATTTCTTTGCGGCATCAGCAGCGGCATTGCCTATTTTCGTAAGCGAAGAACTGATTGTTTTAGCAGCTTCGTCCAGACTAGATGATTCCTTAGATAAACCTTTTACAGATTTGAAGAATGTTTTCAAGCTTCTAGCTACCGAAGGGAGCTGATCCTTCAAATCGGCCAATGTTTCTATAGCATTAGCAAGCATCTGAACACCAGCGCCTATACCAAGAACCGATAACGCGAATAATCCAAACGCGACTCCGAGAAGAAGCATTGCCGGTATAAGTGGCTTCATTATGGCAACCGCAGTTCCAAGAAGCAACATGACGACCGTGAACGATGCCGCAAACGCCCCAAGAGATGGTTCTACAGCAGCAAGAGCTTTTATACCCATTGCTATAGACTGCATACCAAGACCTATTGCAAAAGCTGCAATCCCGAATCCCGCTGCTGCCAGCACAATAGTACCGAGAGCTAAACCAAACTTAAGGATTCCTCCAATAGGTATAACCTTGAACACAGCGCACGAAACGCCAAGCACAAATATAGCTCCAGCAAGAGCGATGATGGCAGTACCAACAGATTGGAGATTGGAATTTGCAATTTTTAAGAGCGAATCTACCAAGACATCGACGGCTTGTACGAAAATATAAATGGCGATAGATGCCCCAAGTCCAACGGACCCAAGAGCACCAAGCGCTCCTACAGCGAGTACAAGTACGGACATTAATGCTATGAGATATTTAAATGCATTAGCTAACTGTTCAGCGTCAAGAGTTGTTAACACTCTAAGACCTTCTACTAAATTAGTTACAGCTTCTACAAAGATATAAATGGCAGCCGCATCCAAAACGCCAATAGTACCAAATCTCGACATCGCAATCGTGGCAACAGTAAGAAGCGCAACTAGTTCTGCAAGTTTGATCATGGCATTATTTAGAGCATCTTGGTCTTCGAACTCCGATAAAATCTTAAGATTATTCATGAACATCTCGACTGCTTTTGCAAAAATCAGAAGAGATACAGCCGCCTTTAGAAATCCATTAGCGTTGAATTTCGACATTGCGTATACAACACCAACGAGCTCCCAAAGGATAACACTCATAAATGCGAAACTAGTTGCTAATTTATCAGCATTTATGTTGCTTAAATTCTCCATAGCTTTGGCTAAAATATAAACAGCCGCGGCCATAGCAATAAGACCAGCGAGTCCTTTAGTCATACTCTTGCTTGATTTTTCAAAGCCTTTTGAGAATGACATTGTTACTTTATCTGTTCCCGCCAGCACCTTTGCAACTCCAGCTAGGGTAAGAAGCAATAACTCGATAGCACCTGCCGCATAAATAATCTTATCAGATGGTAGGTCGCCAATAACTTTCATAGCTGCGGCAAGAACAAACACAGCCGCAGCCATCTTAAGCATGAAGTTGCCCACGCTCCTGTACTTATCTGAGCCTCTACCGATCAATTTACCGAATATCCTTTCGATAAAATTACCCTTCTCTGCTGTTTTAGCCATCTTATCAGCCTTACCAAGTATTCCGGTAATAACAGCAAATGACGCCACAAGACCGGCTACAGTGCTTCCAAATAAGCCAACAGACTGAGCAGCTTTATCAGCGTCAATCTGGGAAAGCAAATATAAAGAACCAGCAAGCATAGAAAGAGCGATTGCGTATTTTATAACGGTATCGGCTCTTATCGAAGCTGTAAGTTCTTTCAATCCAGCTGCAAGGTTCGAAAATACCCCCTTGACGCTTCCCGAAAGTTTCTCGATGTTTTTGAAAACATTCTCGATAGATTTGAAAATATTTTTGAACATATCAATAATGCTCGTAGCATGCTCAATAGGTTTGAATATTGTATCAATTCCTTTTGCTAATGCTCCGAACAGCGCGAATAATCCAAGTTTCTTTATCATTTGGACAAGGACAGTAACATTGCCAAACGTTGCAGCAAGCTTTTCGATCGTATGGTCAAGAAGCTCAATAACAGTGTTAACGATTTTAACAACTCCGTCGTAAACAGCCTTAACTGCTTGTGCTAATTCGTCAAATATACGGATTATTATTCCCGCAGCAGCACCAGCGATTTCTGTTACGTGAAGAAGTTTGGTTACACCAGTAAGTAAATGGTTGATACCATCAACAATTACTTTAAAGCCTTTGCTGTTGGAAACATGATTTAATACTTCCGAAGTAAACTCAGAAAAAGCTATTACTGTTTTACCAATAAGGCTCCATAATGGTTCTAAAGCTACTATTACTGTCCCGATTATTGACGTGAAAGCCATAAACACATCTTTTACAGCATTTATGACATCTTTCAATCCCGTAAATATCTTTGACAGTTTGTTTGCAGTATCAAACAGTTTCTCACCAGATTTCGAATTTCTAGCAGCTTCATGCCACGTATTCATCCAGCTATCGAGTTCTTCCTGAGACATCGCGCTCTGAAATTTGATGGATTGTGAATATAAATCCTGAATAGCTTCGTCGAACTCTTTTAACCCAATCGTTCCATTGTCAATGCCTTTTTTAACCTCTTCCATGGATATGTTGAGGTAATCAGCAAGCATCTTAATGCCGTCGATCTTATAACCGCTTCCAAAATCCTCGAGACCGGCGCCAAGATCATCGATAGCCTCTTTAACCGCGCCGGCAGTATTCCCAAAAGCATCAAGCAGATTAGCTTCATGTTTTAGATTACCCCCGATCCATTCACGAAGAGGTTTACCAAGACCCGGATCGTTTCCACGTTCCATGAACTTAAGCGAATAGGATAATAGATCAAAGAACTGAGTAGCTTTTTCCGATGCTTTTCCAAGAAGATTAGTAGAAGTTGTCAATGCTCCAGAAATCTTCTCGTGAAGAACATCGACAAGAGGTGTTATGGAATTTAAAATATCTCTTGCTCCAGTAAGAGCTGGTCCGTAAAAATCCGCACCAATTCTAGCAAGAGCCGCTTTCACGTCTTCCATAGCACCAGTAAACATCTTGGTTGAGTCTTTAGCGTGTGAGCCATACGCATCTGCCATAGCATTCGCAAAGGTTTGGAAATCAATTTCACCCTTACGAGCCATTTCACTTACTTCCGCTTCAGTAACGCCAAGTGCTTTAGCAATTACAGCGGATGCATTCAGACCCCTTACAGCAAGTCTTCTGAATTCCTCGGCCTGCACCTTACCTTTACCAGCGGCTGTGGTAAAGATCTGCGAAATATCTTCAAATGAAGAGCCTGACATCGAAGCAACACCAGCGATACCCATTAGGATTTTAGTCATGTTATCGTTCATGACCATTGTGTCCTTCGTGGTGCCATCAGCCATCTTTTTCGAACTCTTTTCGATACCAACATTTGATGCGGCGAGCTGAGAGGCAGCCTTTGCGGCAACGTCATAGGAATATGCTGTGCCAAGCACGGCTTGCATTACTTCTTCATAATATGACTTAGCCTCGTTGCCTTTCGATTTCTCTACACCAAGACCTTCGAACTGGAAACTTGCCTGTTCTATATTCATAGCTCTCTGAAGACCACCACTTGTGATTGGTGATATCAGATCATTAACAAGTCTCGCGCCTGTTCTGGCAACATAGTTTCCAATTGTCAGCAGAGCACCGGTTGCAATTTTCTCAAGAGCGTTAAATTTATGTCCTACTTCGTCAATAGACTCGCCGAGACTATCGACGTTTACGTTTTTAACAGACCTGTTTATACCCTCAAGTCCGTTTTCTTTAAACTCATCTAATTTACGATTAAGGAGTTCCAATCTCGTAGAAGCTTCTTCTGCCTTTTTGACAAAATCATCGCTCTTAAACTGCAACTCAACTACTTTTGTCTCAACAGTCTGACTCATGAGCTTGTTACCTCCTTCCATAAATCATCAGCGAGTTTTTGAAATACATCCAGCATAGCCGGATTAATAAAATCGTTGCCATAGACATAACCACCGGTGCCGGTACCATGTCCATACTGCACTAAAATAGCGACATTATAGCCGCCCTCTATATCATTATTGTGCCACTCAATAGTGACATCTCCGCCATTCTTTATTACGACGTAGTACCATGACGAAGCCATAACTCCTGTATCTTTAGGAGAAGCTTGGCGCAAAACTTCAACGCCACGTTTACCAGCTTCGTCGTAATACTTATCAAATGGATCTGGTTTAGAAAACTTTTTAAGAAAAGAAAGAGTCTTCCACCAACCGTTACTAGCCATAGTTAAATCACCCTTTCGCTTCGAACTGGGCTCTACGAGCAGCGTTCAAAGCTTTATATCTAGCCGCAACTTCTTTCTGAGACATCTTCTTTGGCTTACCGTTCTTAATACCGTAAATCTTAATGAGAACAAGAAGACGATTTATATGCCACTTCTCACAAGAGAAAGGTATACCAGCAGCAACCATCCAATAATAAATTAGTTCTGAAGTGACAATTCCAGAATCAGTGTTATTTTTGGGATCGTCGCTGAACCAAGTCGCTGTCATAGGATCGGATATGTATTTAACTATATCGTCTATGTTTTCTTGGGTAAGACATGAATACACGATATCGGGAACGTTCTGCGTTATTGTCATGCACTTGATATAATCAAGATTCATGCTGTTAGTCTTCTTATAAGTTTTGTTGTCCAGATATGGTTTATGCCATTTTGATTCCCATTTTGAAATCGACAATAAAGAATGTTCCAGCTTTAGCTTTTGTTCCTTCACAACGCTAAACTCATTGGTTTTCTCGTCGTAAAATTCTGTTTCGGGAATCGTTATGGTAAGCATAATTACTCTCCTGAATTCTCCACATTCTCAAGTGCGGCATCTATTTCCTCCCGCGTCGGTCTAATGTCAGCAGGGAACATACCCATGAGAAAAGTGGTAGCCTTTTCTATATCGCTGAATAAGTCGTCCATAAGGAGAACGGTATAAGCCTCTGAAGTAATGAATAAATCGCCAAGACGACGACCCTGACTATCGGTTTTTGTAAAAAATCTACCATCTTCAGACTTCTCGCCATATCCAAGACGAATAACATCTTTAAGGAGATCAAAGAATGTTGCAGCATCCCTCTTTTTAAGAGCATCTTTTAACGAATCGATGAGTTTCTCTTCTCCGCCCTTTATATAAGTCTCAAGAAGCTCAGGCTTTGACAAATGAAAGTAAAAGTCTTCGGTTCTTTCATTGCCATTATAATCAGTGTATTTAATAGTCTTTGATATCATGGTTTTTCTCCTTTTCATTTAAAAAGGAGGTGACTGATGTAGCCACCTCCCAATGATTCTATGCTTCTGCGTCTCTGCTTCCTTAATTTCCACCTGTTGCACCAGTAGCACCAGTAGCGCCATGAATGAGCGTATACACCTCTGATGGGAGAGGCAGTCTTGGACATCTCCTGTTTCTGCGCCATAAAGGATGTTCTCAAGAGCAGTAAGTTTCTCTGAGTCGACCTTTGTCGAATCGATGCTAACTGTTGCCGTTGGCTTATAGGTAACGCCATTAATTTTTCCAACCTCGACTGGTGTAGTTGAAACTTCCCAGGACATTGCGGAAACCTCTGGGGAATCGTTTATTGTCTGGTGGTTCTTCTCAGATGGAGATGCCACGCAGCCATAAACAAGATGGAGAATATATCCATAATTTTCACCCTGAACCTCGTTTCCGAGTTTGGAAACATAAGAGAATCCGAATTTCTTCCTAGCCTGCTGACCGATTGTTACACCGGTTGTGAGCTCTGCTTCACCGTTGCACTCTGCAAACTCATCTGGATAGTAATATGCCTCGATGGTTGCTGCATATTCCTCAGCCGACATAAGACCGAGGTATTTGATATTGTCGGCATAGACCTTAGTCTCCTCGGCACCAGATGGGCTCTCGTTTACAGCAGAAAGACCATTCCAAGCAACGCCAGTTGTATATGCGCCAGCATCGCTTATTGGGTACAGAACACCTTTCTCTACGCCTACTTCGTACTTACGTGTACCGGCATCATGCCATGTAAGTCTAGCCATTTATTTCCTCCTATAAATATAATTCGAATGTGTCATGACACAGATTGTCTTTCTTATAATGACGATTATAAGAACATTTCGGCCACTGAAGCAGTACGTCGACAATCGGGCTGTCCACATCCTTTGAAATTACAGTAATTGTGTACATAGGGTGGTTAAAATATGGAGCGTTATCGGCATAAGTCTGTCTAACTGTATTGCGATGATAGACTATAGCCGGATACTCCAGCTTTACGCTCTCCGGAGGCTGATAATACACATGCACATCACCACCCGGCCCAAGAACGTTACGAAGTGCTCGATGCAAGTCCATTCGGGTCCGCATTGTAAACACCTCCTACAGAAAGAACTATTCTTGGGGTTTGGACAGAAGCAGATTCGATCTTCCACTTCTGTCCTTTCCACTCTACGTATCTCATCTTTTGAAAGTTCTCAAAGGCGAACGGATCGGCTACTATGCTGATAGTATTCGTAAGAACGACATCATCATTCAGATTAGAGCCAGAGCTCCATCTGGAAGAAAGCTGTTCGATATCTCCAAAATATGGTCTATCTTTATATGTTTCCTTCCATACGCCTGTCGGCTCGCCATCAACAATTTCTTCAGCAGTTATCAAGTAGCCGACTTTACCGCTAAATCTCGCCATTATCAATCCTCCTATTCAGGCAATTGAATACGACGGAGTAAATGGCCGCAACCAACTCTTGTGTCTGTGAATATCGGTATACGTGCGTTATGACATTTCTCGCAAAAGAATAAATCTTCAGATAACATTCCTCGATTGCTATCCGCATAATTTATCCAGTCATACCAAGGATAGTCAATTAATCTGAACACTTCGGTTCGGATCATAGCACATCCCATTCCTCCGCCATGTATTTCAATTTTATGAGATCCCTGATCGCGCAAGCATTTGAGTTCGGCTGCTGTATACTCTGATTCCAGTGGATAGTTAAACCAACCAAGCTTGCAAACGCATGTCCGCCCCCTATAAATATTATCTGCATCGCGATGAGGATAATATCCAAGGCAGACGTCTTTTGCATCGTCTAACAGATTAACTATAGCATCTCGCGGTAATGTAACATCGTTATCAACCATAAGCACATAATCTGCGCATTTATCTATGGCTATTTGCGCTATGCGATTCCTGGCAGTAGCACAATCATATCCGCGAACAAACTCGAACATCAGGTCATGACCCGCTTTGTCTAACTCATATATGGACTTAAAAGTGTCAGGATATATGGTTTCGAATGTTGGCACCGCGATCAGAATCTTCATAAAATACCTCCCTAAATATTATGCGCCTGTCGCACCAGTAGCACCCGTAGCACCACT